CCGCGACCAGGCCGACGACGCCTCCGCGCTGCTGCTGGAAGTCGTGCGGGAGGAGTTCGGCGCCGACACCGTGCCCGTCTGGAACGACGCCCAGACCAACCCCCGGCCCGTCATCCTCGGCCTCCAGCGGGCCGCCGACCTCGCGCACAACCACAACCTGTAGGAGACCCGCATGGGCATCAGCATCAGCCACGGAGTCCGCGGAACCCGCTCCGCCCTCACCATCGCCAACCTCGGTCAGCACCTCGCCAACACCCTGAACGGCAGGGAGTGGAGGGAGATCGCCAGCCTGTTCGACGGTACCTTCGCTGACGTCGCCGCCATCCCGCCCCGCCAGGCCGGCCGCATCGGCGACCTCCTCCACAAGGCCGCCCGGCACCGGCTCATGCCCGCCGACTGGGGCACGCTCGCCGCCGAACTCGGCGACGCCGCCCACCGCGCCGCCCGCGCACGGCAGAACTGGGAATGGACCTGACCCGCTCCGACTCGAACGCTGGCTATTGCCAAGACCAGCCACCGGCACTGAGAGGACACTCGAACCATGGCGATTCCGGAGCACATCCTGAACACCGAATGCGGGCACGGGGTGCTGTACGCGCACTGCGAGACGGCCGAGTGCAACGAATACCTGCGCGACATCGAAGAGAGCGGCATCGTCGACAACTCGGCTGAAGCCTGGGAGGAGGACTGGGACAACTCGCCGCAGCTCGGCGGCATGGGCGAGGAGCTGCGCCAGCTGTACGGCGAATGAAACGGCGCCACTCTCGACCACCACTTGACACTTGAGCCCCGCCGAAGTCATGATCTGCTCAACTAGCCTTCGTGCGCTTTGAGGCCCGCCACACTGGTGGGCCTCTCGCCATTTCCGGGGAGGTGAACGATGCCTCCCGGCTACGTCACCGCCGCCGATGCCGCCTACTACGCGGGCGTGCCCGTCGGCACCATCTGGCGCTGGGCCTCCGAGGGCCGCATCCGCAAGACCGGCCGCGGCAAGCAGGCCCGCTACTACGTGTTCGACCTCAACAAGGCGCCCCGCGACGAGTACACGCGCGAACTGATCGAGCCCGGAACACCGCCGCCGCTCCCCGCAGGAGCCCGCGCCGCCTGACCCCCGCCGGGAGGTGCCGATGCCCTCCCTGCGCGCGCTCGCCGTCACTGCTGTGGCCGCGGTTCTGCTGCTGGCCGCCGCACCCCCCGCCGAGGCCGCCACCCCGGTCTACTCAGGCCGCGGCTGGAAGATCGACACCGGGCGGGGCATCTACAGCCTCAACCCCGACCCCTACCAGGTGGTGTGGGCGGACGAGACAGCCCGCGCCAAGCTGAAGCCGTACTTCACCAAGCCGGCCGCCCAGGCCACCGCGGTGACCGGGGTGCAGTTCACCGTCACCGACCTGATCGACACCAGCAGCAACACCGGCTGCCCCACCCGGCACCGCATCGTCGTCTCCTACGGCTACCGGCCCGTCGGGCTCGCCGGCACCTCCCAGGCCCGCGCCTGCTACGAGATCAGCAACGGCTCCGCATGGGGCGGCTACATCCTCATGAACAGCGAATACTGGACCACCACAGCGTGGTTCAGCAGCGACCCGGTGAAGAACGACGCCTACCGGGCGTCCGCCGTGAGCCACGAGTTCGGGCACATCCTGGGCCTGGACCACCCCAACATGGACAAGGACGGCGACGGGCGCGTCGAGGACTTCGAGTGCGTCACCACCGCCACCGGCACCCGGCCCACCATGTGCTCGCCCAACGGCGGCTACTTCAACGCCAACGACAGCGGCAAGTTCACACCCCCGTTCGACGAGCCCGGGTTGAAGCAGCTCGCCGCGAACTGGTACCTGCGCGCCCCCTGAGGAGACCCCATGGCGAACATCGTCTTCAACGTCGCCCTCGGGCGCGTCGCCTCGCTGGCCGCGCTGCCCGCCGCCAATGACGCCCTAGTCCTCGTCCCGCTGGAGGCGGCCGGGCTGGAGACCGACGCCGTCCTCCGCGACAAGGACGACCTGGCCGCCGTCGTGGCCGGCACGACCAACGAGCAGACGAGCGTCGGACGCAAGACGCTCAGCAGCGTGACGGTCACGGTCAACGACACGAACGACCGGATCGAAGTCGACGCGGCCGACGTCACCTGGACGTCGCCCACCGGCAACCCCGTCGGCGCCGTGGTCGTCTGCTACGACCCGGACACCACCTCGGGGACCGACGCCGACCTCATCCCGCTCACCAAGCACGACCTCACTTGGACGCCGGACGGCAGCAACTTCACGCTGTCGATCGCCGACTTCTACCGCAGCACCTCGGCGGCATAGCGGCGGGAGGTCGCCGTGACGAGCTTCACCGACGACTTCAACCGGCCCGACAGCACCGACCTCGGCGCCGGCTGGGTGGAGGTCTCCGGCGACTGGTCGATCATTTCGCAGCAGTTGTCGCCGGGAGCCGCGGGCGGCACGATCATCCTCCGCGCGGCCACGGCCATGGCCAGCAACGACAACTACGCGCAGGTCACCATCGCCGCCACGACGGCAGCGAGCCAGGGCGTGTGGTGCCGCGGCAGCGCGAACATCTCCTCGGGCTACCTGTGGCGCAACAACGGCTCCTCCTGGGACCTCTTCGCCGTGGTCGGCGGCAGCTTCCTTGTCATCGGCACCTACGCGGCGGCAGCGGCCCCCGGTGATGTCGCCCGCGTGCAGGCCGTCGGCTCCACGATCCGCGGCTTCGTCAACGGCATCGAGCGCGTCAACGTCACCAACACCGACGTGCCGACCGGCGTGAACGTCGGAATCCGCTCCGAATCGTCCGGCGCCCTCCGCTACGACAACTTCGCCGCCGCTGACATCACCGCCGGCGCCACCCTCACCCCCGCAGCCAGCACGGAGACTGCCCAGGCGCTCAGCGGCGCCAAGACGGCCGCGCTCGGCCCGGCTGCCGCGGTCGGCTCGGCTCTGGCGCTCACGGGCGCGAAAACCCAGACGCTGGGCCTCGCCGCCGCCCAGGAGACTGCACAGCCCCTCGGTGGCAGCAAGACACTCCTGTTGGTCGCCGCGGGGAGCACCGAGGCAGCACTGCTGCTGACGGGCAGCAAGACGGCCACCCTCGGCGTCGCAGTGGAGACCGCGGCCGCGCAGAGCCTTACCGGGGCGAAGGCAGCCCTGCTGCTACCCGCGGGCGAAGTGGAAGCCGCGCAGGCCCTCGCCGTCGCCCTGAGCCGCAGCATCGGCCCGGCGTCCGCCGTGGAAAGCGCCCAGCAACTTACGGGCACGAAGACGGCGACCCTCGGGACAGCCGTCGAGGTGGCCAGCGCGCGGCCGCTCGCCGCAGTCGGTCCCGACGTGGACATCGACATCACCGTCGGAGCCCCGCACGGCGCGGTCTACACGGTCGGCGAGCCCCAGCCCAGCAGGTGGGAGGTGGGTGCGCCATGGTGATCCCCGCCAGCAGCACCGAGTACCTGCACGTGCCCGTCACCGCCCCAGCCGGCACCGACCTCACCGCGACGGCCGTGCGGATCGCCGTCGTCGCCCACAGCGCCAACCCCGCCGACGGCGAATGGCAGGACGCCACGTGGCAGGACGGGGCGGCGCGCATCCTCGTCGGGCCCGGCACCGACACGCCCCTCGCCCCCGGCGACTACAAGGTCTGGATTCGCGTCGACCCGCCCGGCGCCGAGGACATCGTCCGCCGCTCGGGCGTCATAAGCGTCCAGTAAGGAGGCCGCCGTGCCCACCAGCATCGCCGAGGGCAAGGACTGGTCCCTCAAGCTGTTCCAGCGCCACCAGCCCGACACCGTCACCGACGTCGGGCCCGGCGAAGGCACCTACGCCAAGCTGTTCCGGCCCGAACATCATGGCGTGTGGTGGACCTGCATCGAGATCCACAAGCCGTACATCCGCAAGCACGGGCTGAAGAACACCGCCAAGCGGACCGGCATGTACGACGAGGTCCACAACCTCGACGCGCGCGAAGCCCCCGACCACCTGTACTTCCGGGACCTCGTCATCTTCGGAGACGTCCTGGAGCACATGCCCCGCGAGGACGCCGTTGCCCTGCTGCACAAGGCGGAGGCGGCCGGCTGCTGGAACATCCTCGTCAGCCTGCCGATCGTCGAGGCCCCGCAGGGCGAGGTCGACGGCAACCCGCACGAAGCGCACGTCCACCACTGGGACGCCGACGACATGGACTCCGTCCTCGCCGAACTCGGCGGCCGAACCGAGTCGATGCGGGGCGGCACGCTCGGCGTGTGGTGGTGGTCGCGCCGTGTCTGAGCTACGCGGAGCCGACATCGAGATCGTCGAGCGGCGGCAAGGGCTGACCGGCGGCGCTGACGTAGTGCTGCCGAACACAGTGCGCATCAACGGCACGTCCGTCGCCATCCCTGCCGACTCGCTAATCAAGGTCAGCGACATCGCCGACGGAGAACTCGTCACTGTCACCCTCACCGTCTTCGCGCGCAGCGTGACCATCCGAGCCGAAGACGCCTGACCCGACACGGAAGGCCCGCGCCCATGGCCAGCTACCGCATCACCTACATGGACGGCGACGTCGAGACGATCGTCGCCGACACCCTCGAACACTCCGGCGGCCAGTACATCGGCTGGGCCGGAGACGGTTCGGCGGTTGCCTACATCCCCGCCAACAACGTCCGTAGCATCATCCGCCAGGACGACCAGGCGGTGACCAACTGATGGCCCGCTTGCAGATCCTGCAGCTCCCCGAAGGAGCTGGCGACGAACGGCCGCCGTTCGTCCTCGTCGTCGACCAGGTCCCCACTGACGAGGATGGGTTCGACGCCCTCCGACGCGACCTCGGCAGCCCTGAAGATCTCCTGGAGCGAATCGGTGCCCGCGCCGTTCTGGTCTTCGAGGAGTCCGTCGACATCCCGGCGAACGACACGAGTGCCTACCTCAACACGGTAGATGCGCCCAAGACTGACTACGACTCGATCCGCCAGCTGGTGCGGG